GCAAACGAAAAGTAATACTCAAGTATATCGTAGCATCCTGGCAGTGTGTATGATTCTACAAGGGCATCAGAAGCCCACTGCTCTACATTTAGATTAAGAGATGGCTTTGATTCGTACCTTGCGGTATGATACTTACTGTATCTTGAAAGCAAAGCCATGCGGTCTTTGCGTTCTGCCATTATCCTTCAGCAGCCTCCGATTGGGCCTCTAAAATCTTTGCGGTTAGTTTGTCTTCAACAAACTTATAAACACGCTCAAAAGACTGATCGACTGTCTCTCCATTGCGTGAACTGTCAACAACTCCAAGATCAAGTCTTAGTGATTGAAAATTTCCTAGATTTAATGTGTATCCAAGAGTTACAGATACCTTTGTTGGTTCATTCGTTACTACATAATTGCTGTCTGACATTTTATACCCTTCGTTAAATAGACTCGTTCCAAATTGGAACAAATCGACCATCTTCTGTTTTCCTATAAGTAAGTATACCATCGCCCATTCTGCGTGTCAACTCTTGCTTGCTGGGCGTAATATCGTTTGTTATTAATTTGTCTTTTCTTGGTCTGCCAATATGGTATGAAGCAAGTATATCACGTATTGCTCTTACCTGCGATTCTGAATAATATGATCTTACTTGGAACCCTCTGGCTCCACCTTTTTGAGATCCCGTTGGAAATGGGATAACTCCTCGCTTCATTAAGTCTGGAAGATATTTTTTATGACGATTAACTAAATCAGCAGTCTGTCCTACGGTGTATGCTCGTTCTCTTTTATTTTTAAAGTCACTAATTAAACAACTTTCGATTTGATCTTTAGTAATGTTATAAACAGACATTATCCCATTAGACTTATTTAAATGATGGATTCTTACAAGGTCTCCGTTAAGAAACCAAACCTTTTTGTTACCTGGTATTACAGGTGACTCATTGTATTTTTCGCTCTCAATAGTTCCCTTTTTAGTAACCATTGTCCCTCCAAAGTGTGGCTAGGCGGATGGAAAAAAAATCTTGTACCGCATTTCATGCAATATACTTCTAGGTGGTTGATCTCTGTATATTGTCTATCTACAAACATTCTTCCCTTGCATTTCTTGCAAGACATCATTAGTTTGGTATTCCAACAATTATAAGATTAATCCCGATGGTTGTGTCTCCACCAACATTAAATTTAACAGTGCCATCTAATCTGGAAGTTGATATACTAGTAATAGTTACAGAAACATCTTTTCCAGCATCAGTATTTCCTACGTTAATTGGAGTTGCTGTAACAACTGGTGCAAACTTAAAGTCTGTTCCAAATTCATAAAAGAAAGGCTCAGTAGAACCTGCAGTCTTTGTTGTGCTTGTTGTTACCTGCTTGTATCCACCAATTATTCTGGCTTCTGATATCTTTACACTTTCTGGTTGTGTTTTATTTGGGACATCTATAGATACGTATTTGCCTGTTGAGGTAGAGACCTGAGAAGATAAATCATTAATAGCCTTAACAATCTGATAGATATATGTTACGTCTAGAGGTTGTCCACGCTCTGGTACTGGTAATATTGCCATAATACAATTATACCAGACGCAGACCTGTGATTGCGGATCTGACTCCAGAATCAAAGATTTTAATAGATGTGCTGACTACTGGTTTTATTGCTGCTAATTGAACCAAAACTTTTACTGTTGCAGGGGTTCCAGTTTTTAAAAATGAAAAACTAGTTCCAGTTGTAGTCCCAACATGAACTGGGTCTGCTGTTCCATATTGAGCAAAAATATCATACTTAATCTGCTCTGAAGGGTTAGCCCCATTAGACCAATTTACTAAAATTGTATTTCCAACTACAGATATGTCTCCTGGCAAAACCTGGACTAACTCTCCATTTACCATAAATATTTGTGACCAGGCGGACTTTCTATTCTTGTCTTCTGCAACTATCCTAAATCTTATAACTCTCCCATTTTCTGAAGAGACCTTTCCTAAAGATTCTTTTTTAACTACAACATTCTTAATTCCTTCATCTGCCACTATAACACATCCAAACCAAATCTAAACTCAATGTAGTTTGTTGTGTTTGCAGATTTAATAATTGGTTTTGCTTCTGGGGTTTTCATAACTGTGTATCCAGTTAAACCGTAAATAGAATTTGTCGATGTAACATTTTCAAGTCTAAAACCATCTAGGCAAACATAGAAGTCTTCTGTTGGTTCTGCGCTTCCGCTTTTTATTACAGAAGCATATATTCTTACAGTATTTATTTCTGCCCACGAGAAGTCTGCACTTTTTTGTAATTCTTGAATTTGTTTCTTTATAACAAAATACCTATTGGTTGAAAAATTATTGTCTGTGCTATTAACAACTGCCTCAAAGATTGCCCACTTACCACTTTTAAAAGTTCCAGTAGATGAGAATTCAACAATAATCCTAACTGATTCTGGCTGCAAGACTACGCTAGTTCCAACCTTACCAATTTTATTTACAACAGAAAATGCAAGCCTTAACTCATCTGTAGGAGAGTTTTTGTCAAGATCAATTTTTATACCACTCAACTGTATAAAGTTTGATGGTGTATTTGGGCTTAAGTTTATTGCATCTAGACGTCCACCAGCACCTACAGATATTTTAGAATTGTTTCCAGATATTGCAATTATCCTATTTGAAAATCTGCATCTCTCATATCTGTCAACTCTATCTGAGTTGGTAAAAATTTTGTTATCTGCATTTGTTTTAAAGACTGGGTAAACTTGACTAATAGTGTTTGTATCAACATCGTTAATTAAGTATCCTGCTGAAGTAAAAGTTGCCACAATCGCAGTTGAAGAAACAATGGTAAAAGTTGTTGAAGTTGGAACGGTTGCAATCTTTACCTTTGACAGGTTAAATGCTACTGGAGATACTCCATAAATAGATATTTCAGTTCCTACAGGAAGACCGTGTGAGGCATCTGTTGTGTATGTTATGGTAGTTCCAGAGGCTGATGCATTAGTTATGTTGATAACACGATCATCCAATGGTTCATCGATTGCTGGTATCTTACTTCCTTGAGAAGAATACTTCCAGTTTTCTTCATCAGAAAAAGAATATATGTGCTTGCTGTCTGTAGGTCCTGCACTAGGGTTTGATCCACCAGAGAATAAACCAACCTCAGTTATTTCATATCTGTCTTGTGTTGGAAGTTCTGCTGTTAGTACAACCTTTGAAACACCAGCCTCATCTACAAAGCCTCTTGAAATAATTGGAACACGAAACATCTCAAAATCAAGTGACTGCTTGTTTGAATAGTCAACTGATGCGGCATCGGCAAGTAGGGGCTTTGTGCCACAACCTACTGCAATATGAGAGGCGTATGCTGGTACCTGCCCCACAAGGTACTTGGCAAGAATGTTTTTACCTGTATTAGTTATCATTAATTTCCTCCAGTATACATTGTATCACCAAAAGTATTTCCACTTGTTAGTATTTGTACTTCGGCTTGTTCGCCTTCTTTTACATTAATAAGATTTATTATTAGGTCCCCGCTAATTGGGTCAACATAGATTGACTTACAGTTTGGAACTTTTGTCCATTTAGTCTTGTCTGGATTTACAACTCCTGGAGATATCTCTACTGGAATTATGTCATATCCATTTCCACACACTGGAAGACGATCTAGAATTGAAATAGATAAAGATTTAAAGAATGAGTCTGATGACTGTAACCTTAAAATATTGTTTGGGTTATACTGCAAGTATAGTTCTGTTAGATTTTTTATAGGATTATAGATTACCTTTTGTCCATTTACTAAGTCGTGCCTGGATATTGTTGCAAGTTCTTGACCACCAATGTCTTCAAATATAAGGTCAGTCATTATTTGCGAAGTAATTGGCTCAAATGATTTCAATATTAAATCTGGGGTTGCAATTTTTACGGCATTGCTAGTCGATGACGGGGTTGGATCTGGAAGGTTTGCAACTGCACTTGTTGTCATTACACTACCTCACTTAAAAATACTGTCATATCTGGTCCCTCTACATTTTTTGTATAGTCTATATTATATACCACGAACCTGCTTAGTGGAGATGAAACCATATTGATGTCATTTTCTTCGTAGTCAAGAGTAACAATGTCACCTAGTTGAATAGTGGGAATGGCAAATATTTTAACGCCGACAGATCTTCTTGGCTTTGCTATTTTTTCAATAAGCCATTTCATAAGACTATTTGCTTCATCATAAGACTGAATGTAGGGAGTGGTTAATGAGAAATCTTTTTTGCCGTAAGTCATGCGACTTAGTTTTATGTCTTGATAGTCTTGTTTAAACTTGTAAGGATTTGATATTAGTTTATCTGCAACAAACTTTGGATTAGATGTAATTGAATTTTTATCAAAATAATCATCAACGCTTAATCTGTTATCTGATTGCTGGGTAAATGTTATTCCCTGAACCTTTAAATGGTTTCCAGAATCAGAATCAAGAATTAGTGCTCTGTCTGTTGCGTTAAAGATTATGAACTCTGCGCCGTAGGATCCCGCTCTAAATCCTGAAACAACATAGCCTTTCATATCAGTAAATGTTGGAGATATTTTTGCAGTTAATGCTGGAAAAGCCTTGTCATACTTAAAGTTAAATGTTGCACATTCTCTCATAATACTTCCAAATTCTTCAAAATATATATTATATTTTGGTGCTTCAGAAGTTCCTATGCCAGATAAATATGTGTCTTGAATTAACCCACTAAGTGCATACTTTCTAAATGATTCATGAGCACTTATGTCTGAGTCTCCAAAGACAGAGTTTACTGGGGCACCAAGAGAAAAGGTCGTGTTCTGTGAATAATTATTACAAAGTGCATACACATTTTCGAACATCACTCTTGAAGACCCTCTTGAAAATAATGCTACATTAGAATATACTGGAAGAGGATCTAGATCATCCACAGTTTTAATTAGTTTTCCATTTAAATATAAATAGAATCTTCTAACTTTTCCAATTTCCTCATACTCCGCTGCAAGATCATACACTGTTGGGTTTTCTTCTGCAAACAATCTTGCCTTGCCAGTATACTTACCATCATCTACAGTGATTTCTCCTAAGCCTTCCCAAAGTTTTACTGGAATGGCTTTTCCATTTTCTGACTTAATCTTATAAAAGAAAACAT